TCAGGCAGAAACGGGAAGGGCGATGTTATGGTATACCGGCCAGCTAAAACAGAAGCGCGCGCCGCCAAGCTCGCTCTCCTCGCAATGCACCGTGCCGCCCATTGCCTGCGCGATAGAGTAGACAATCGCCAGACCCAGGCCACATCCTCCGGTGGCGCGGTCGCGGCTCGGATCGAGGCGAACAAACGGTTCAAACACGGTTTCGCGGGCTTCCGGGGCAATCCCCGGTCCGTCATCCTCAACCGTCAGGCTGGCCTGGTTGCCCTGCAAATCCAGGCCAATCTGGAGCGTACTTTCGCTGTAGCGCATGGCATTGTTGATCAGATTATCCAGCACGCGCTCCATCAGGCGCATATCGAGCGCGCCGTAATCGCCCGGCGTGACGCGGGTCAACAGCGTGCGCTGCGGGTTCACGCTCTGGACATCATCAATGTGGATTTGCAGCCAGTCAGGCAGGTCCGGCGTGCTGAGGTTAAGTTCGTTCTGCGGACGATCGAGACGCGCGTAGGTCAGCAGCTCCTCGATCAGCGCTTCAAGCTGACCAATATCGCGGTTAAGGGCCTGAGACTCCGCTTCCGTCAGATTCTCGCTCATCTCCAGACGATAGCGCAGGCGAACCAGCGGGGTACGCAGCTCGTGCGCAATCCCGTCAATGAGTTGCTTCTTGCTGGCGATAAGGGCATTGATATTATCGGCCATCTGGTTAAAGGCCACGCCCAGACGTTCAAAGCTGGAGCCGCTGTCGAAGTGAATACGCTCGGTAAAATGCCCCTCGCCAAAACGCTGCGCGGCGGATTCGAGCTTCAGCATGTCCTGCCAGTGCGGACGCATCCAGATAAAGACCGGAAACGCGAGCGAAATGGCGATAAAGGCCATCAGCGCCATGTCCAGAAGACGCATCTGATGCAAATAATAGAGATAGGGCACCGGCCCGACGGCCAGCACGTAGTGGCTGCGCGGAATTCGCTGGATAAAGGTATATTTCTCATCCAGCGCGATGATGTCCCCATCGCGCAGACGCTGCATGGCGGGCGGATCCAGCACGAAATCTTTCAACGGCTCGATGCGTAAATCGAACGACAGGTTCAGATCCAGCTCTTTCAGGGTTTTAGCCCAGTCGTGGGGTGGGATCTCTCTCAGCTCGCTGCGCATCAGATACAGCGAGCTTTTCATCAGGTCATCCAGAGACTGCCTGCCCGCACGTTCGGCGGTAAATTTATACACCAGCCCGACCAGCATGGTCATGACCAGGAAGCAGACAAACAGCAAAAGATAAAACTGCACAAACAGCTTTTTCATTAAATATCACCGGGAAATCAAGTAATTAACTACTTTGTTTTTACCTTCAGGGGCACTATAGGGGCATTTGCATATCCGCCAAAGCGCTGATTCAAAAATGATACCTGATCGCTATCGAGAGCATTTATCCACGCAGAGTATACATGGAAGACCATCTCTGCATTCTCATGACCCATCTGATTCGCTATAAAAGCAGGATTAGCACCTGCCGACAACATCCAGCACGCATATGTATGACGCAGCTGATAGGGGCGTCTGCGGCGAATTCCCGATCGTCTTACCGTAATATCCCATAATGACACAATTGAACTGACTGAATAGTACGCAGCTTGCTTGCCTTTCTGGGGGCGAGGCATAAACACAAAGTGCAGTTTCTGCGTTTCCGTTTTACCGAACTCCCGGTGGTGAAAAGTTATTGGTACCTTAGGGGCACCCCCGGTAAGTTCCTTTTGAGCTCGCAAAGCTTCCAGAGCCGGCTCCAGTAACTTTATCGTCCGGTATCCAGCTTCGGTTTTGGGTGGTCCAAACAAGCCTTCCTGAGTTAGATTGCGCGCAATGTTGGCTTCGCCGGAATTAAGATCGATATCTTCCCAGGCAAGAGCGCAAAGCTCCCCGGGCCGAACGCCGGTGTAGGCAAAAAATTGCCACATGTTTTTCTGCTGAGCCGGAGCAGTCTCTTTCAACTGCTCAAACTCATGTCTCAGAAGCGGATCTGGTTTTGTTTGCCCTTTGCGAAGCCTTTTTATCCCGACATATGGCTGATATGAAATGACTTTATTTTTAACCGCATAGTCGAGGATTTGTCGCAGGATGGCCAGATAATAATCTACTGTTCTAACGGCGCGGCCGGTTTTATTTCTCCTCTTTTCGGGAGCATAGTTAGTCTCGCCAGTCAGTAATTCTTTTCTCCAGCCCAGAATGTCGCTGTTGGTGATGGATGCAACCAGCGTTTCAGGGCCAATTAGTTTTGTTAACGTTCGTACAGCTATCCCATAGCTTCTTGTGGCATTAGGCGAGAGATCGATTTTATGGTTTTCATACCAGGTTGATGCAAGTTCGGCGAAAGTCGTAATATTTTTAGATGCATAAAACTTTGCTGCTACCTTTGACTCCGGAAACACGCCCCGGTAGTCAAAAGTTCCCAGCTGAATCTCGCTTACAATTTTGGCCCTTAGATTCCCGGCTTTTTTGAGATTCGAAGCATTTACGATCCATCCTTTCAATGTTTCTCGACATCTAACGCCCTGAAACTTGAAACTTATTCGTATCTTATTGTTGTGGATCTCAACACCCGTTGGCATTGCAGCCATTATGCCTCCTTCACAAACCTGTTAATGTTTGGGATGTTGTACCAGACAAGTCCTCGCTCTTCGGAGCTGCTTCCATCCAATGGGATTCTCTTAAAATGAACACCTTCTACCCAGGAGGTTTGGCGATAGCTTTTAATCTGACGATCGGTAAGGCCTGTCTTCTCTTTGAGTTTTGAAGCAACGCCCCATTCTGAATCGTAAATTACCTGCGACATGGTTCACCTCAGGTAACCGGCATGAGTATAGATATGCCGGTCTTTAGTCGTTGATATTTCAGTTTCAGTTTGCCTGGCCGGGCAGGGTACGCAGTCGGCGCATGCCGGTCATTGCTGTGGCCACGTAGCTTGCCTTGCAGTTGACCACTTCAACCCAGACCTTCACGCCTTCCACTCTCACCGTATAGGTCTCTTTCATCTTGCTGCGCCCATAGTCACCATATCTTTGCTGGTGGGCTGCGAGTGCGATTTCACATGCCTGGCGAGCCAAAGGGGATTGCTTACTGCCTCGATTAATCAGTCGCATTTCTTCTCCTTGAGGGAGGGTTTCCCCTCCCGATCTCGTTAGTCCATATATTCCGGTTTCATATCCGCCAGGGTGATGCTGAACTGATCGTGTAGTTCCTCTCCTAAATGGCGTTTCACAGATGCCAGCACGCGTTCAGCTTCGCCAAAGCGTTCTGCTGCACCGGGTTCATCTGGAGATGGCAGGGCGTTGATTGCCGCTTCCACCTTGTTGCGAGCATCAACCAGGTAATAACGCTTCACGGCCTTGTTTTTCAGCTCAGTGAACAGGGCAGAACCCAGCGTTACTTTCACAGTTTCAATATCTGCGCGCAGAGCCTTAGCGCTATCCACATCCTGAGCCGCCTCGATGCGATCACGGAAATCATCAGCAAGTGCATCGATGTTTTGAGCTGATTCCTGAGCCGTTAGAGTCGTAGTGACGTTGTCACCTGAAATGTCAGCGAGGCTAATGTGCTGCGCCGGTGCCGGGTTAACCTCTCGTTCTTCACGGCGATCTTCGAGCTCATCCGGAGTGTAGACGCCCAGAATCACATCCGGGCAGAACAGCCTCGCCCAACGTTTGACAGCCAGATATGCCAGCTGCTGGCGAGGGTCGTCAGCCCACAGGGTAGAGTTTCGGGTTCGGGCCTGAGCCAGTAGTAAATCGAGTTCTCTCGGCTGATCTTCACCTTTAAGCGTTGCGCGAATAATGATGCCGATCCCGGCTTCGTCAGCCAGGGTCCAGCCCGGGACGCGGTACTCGCCTTTGTCGCCTTTACGGATATGGAATTTCCCAACAACCTTTTCCCATGGTCCGTACCATTCATATTCAAAGCGGCTGGCCAGCACGCCGCTGCGTGAAATGACGGCATTAACGAGCTGAGCTTCATACCCGAGCACACCGTTAATCAGGTGCGTCTTCTGCGCCACGGCAAAGGGATTCATCTGCCACTGTGCCGCTTGCATCGCTACAGCCATGCAGTCGGCCTGGTTGCCCTGCAGGTGTTTAGGAACGGTAGCAGTGCCCTGCGCCATGATCTGCGCGAACGTGCTGATGGCGTTCAGATACTGGGAATCAAACAAAGCCACGTTGGAGTTAATAACGGTGTTCTGGTCAGCAACGGTAACGTTAGTGTTATGCATAAATCCCCCTTAAGCCTGAGCGCGCAGCGCTTCGAGGCGGCGCAGGTCGAAGTCGTTCAGTTCATCGGTGTAATCGGTAGTGATCGGCGCTGGCCATTCGCCCGTGTCGAATCCGGATGCGATGGCGCGCATCGTTTTACGGTATTCGAGCATGCCCAGTTCCAGCAGTTCGGTTGACGCCTCGATGATGGCGATCCAGTGGTAGTTCTCGTCTTTGTTGACGAAAATCCAGAAGAACTGGTCCAGCGCCGCGGTCTCGCAATACATTGCCGCGCTGAGGTGGTAGTCCCGGTCAATGATTTCCCGGTGCAGCCTGGCCCGCAGGCTTTCCTGCTTCACATTCCACATGCTGATGGTTTTCAGGTCAGCACCGATGCGCACGCCGTCCAGTTCAATCTCGAGGTCAGGGCGTACACGCACTTCTAAACCTGTTTCGTCGTCAAAGCCGAAGTAACTCACCTCAACGGCACGGCTTGGATGCTTCAGCAGCATGCCAGCGGTCGGGTGCGCCAGTAGTGCGGACTGAATTGCCCGCGCTGTGGTCAGCTGCTGGCGGGTAACCAGAATCTTTTCGCCAGGGTTGTCGCGCCAAGCATCCAGCAGTTCGTCGACGAATATGGCATCGGGCATAACTGATTTAACTGCCTGGATCATGTCTGCTTTGGTACCGGACACTTTCAGCGGTGTCGGTTTCTGCGCTTCTTGCGCCACCAGGTCTGGATTGATGATTGCTAATTGCTCAAGTAACGCATCACGGCTGCCGCTGGTTTTAACCGGCGTCTGCAGAGTGGCGTTGTACTCTTTGATGCACGCTTTCATTGCCGTTGCCGTTTGCTTCTGGCCTTCTTCAATACGCTGGTACTCAGCTGGGAGAGCCATATAACTTTGAGCCGTTTCTTCCAGGCTGGCGCCAAGTGGCACTGGAGCGGGAAGGGACGCGTTATGTTCTTCAAGCAACGCTTTAATCTCGTCTGCGCTCAGCAGAGTCGGCAGGCTGGCGTTGTACGCGTCAATGAACTCGCGCAGGGTTGCGGTGGTAGTGAAAGCACCCTCCGGGATCTCAGGTTCTACGCTGAACTCTGCTTCGAGGTTTTCCGGCTGCAATGCAAGGGCGTGCACCAGGTTTCCCATGTCCAGCACTTTGGATGCTGTGCGCGGGATGGTTTTAGCCACATGGCGCGCGTTGAAGTACATCAGGCTGACGCGGGCATCTTTTACCTGGGTTGAGCTAATACCGTTTGCTGAGTGATAAACATCATTCGGCAGACCTTCGTAGCGGCCAGGCTCGAAGTAAGCCGGGTATTCGATTACGGGTTCTGACTGCTGCTCTTCCGGCGCTATGGAATCTGTCTGCGTATTAGCTGCATCAGTGCTTTCGCCCGGTGGTACCGAACCAACATCTTCGTCTTTCTCTGGCTTAGCCGTTTCCATCTGCACATCGCTGGTGGTCTCCGCTGTGTATTTCGTTTTTTCGACTTCATTTGAGGAGGTATTGACGACCGGTTCGGTATTTCCACCCATCAGGCCATCGATGGAGAACACGCCGCTGCCGAGATTTTCAACCTGCGGTTGTTCACCTGGGGCTTCAGTCTCAACTGCAGGGATAGGCAACGGCAGTAACTCCACAGCAGAGTTAAATTCAGCCGTCATGGTTTTATTCATAAACTCAAGATGAGCCGCTGGCGTGTGGTGGATGTTTTCCGGCGCTATGCGGATCAGATTGAAGATTGCCGCACGGTTCACCGCCAGTACGCCGGGCTGATTACGCAGGATGGCGCTCCATGATTTCCATGGTTCTTCTTTCTTAGCCACGATTTCTTTGGCACGTCGTAACACGCTCGAAGGTATTTCGAAGTGGTGGAAGTCCATAGGCAGCAGGGCACAGGCGATCTCAAGATCGAGAGTGTCCAGATTGTGGTGCGCGCCTTCGCCGCGATCCGTCACATAGCCACCGTCTGCATTGGTCCCAGAATCAGTGCGCTGAACATTACTGATACGATTACTGGCTGCCCACTCGCGAACGAGAATGCCGCGGTCAATATAATCAGTCGCCGCCCAGATTCGGGTGAAACGGAGTACCAGCGCGAGTTCGTGACGCTTCTCCTGGCAGAACACCTTGCGAATGGCGTCGGTATAGCGCCAAAGGTCTTTGGTGTCGTAACCCTTAACCTCTTCGCAGTTTTCTGCCGCCAGCAGCAGGTTCTGGACATAGCCGTTGTCAGTGTCCATCTCCAGCGCGCAGAGACCTTCGTATTCTTCGCGGGTTAAGTGGTGACGCAGTTCGTCGGCGGTGAACTGGGCGAGTAGCTGCTTGCGGAACGGCATACGAACGACTGGATAACGAGTGGTTTCGTCATCATTCTCGTCAATCTGGATACCGTTATCAGGTTCCAGAACCTGAACGGTTGTAACGTCGGAGTTGCTGGTGCTTTCTGATTTGAGAAGAGAAAGCTTTCCGCTTCTCCACTCTTCAACTAACTGATTGCGGTCGCTGGCATCTGCTCTCGCCCAGTCAGCCATGAATGCAGCGATAATTTCGGTTTCGTGTGCTTCATCTGGCGTGAATACCTGCTTAATCGCCTGAACCAGTTTCCACTCAGCGTTCAGGCTGAGATCGGCAACTTCAGGGATGTCCTTCTTCGCCAGCAGCAGGTTCTGGAGATAGGTGTTGCCTTCATCCAGTGACATTTCGCTGGCAGACAGCTGCTGCTCTTTAGTGATGTGTGACTGGTATTTGTCGCTGGTCAGGTGGACGGCAAAACGGACCGCTGGAGTGCGGTTTTCAAGCGGGACACTCTCGACGGTAGTTTCGACATTAACGGACGTTTCTGGTGCGGCAGTGGTGTCCACAGGTCCAGTCAACTCAGCACCAGCCTTTGGCAGCCAGGTGCGTCCATCTTCCTGCAGTTCGTAGCGTTTGCACCAGGTGTAATCCACCGCACTTTCTTCCGGCAGGTCGTTATACACGGGGAAATCGGTCCGAACTGGTTTGGCATAATCCTTGCCCCGGCCGGTTTCAATGCCAGCATCTTCCAGCTCTACATCCAGCTGCAAATTGGCTCGTGCTTCTGATTTAGCCGTGAACCAGATAACGGCATCTTCTTTGCCGGATTTCTGGGTTGCCTTGATAAAATGAAAGAATTCCATATCGGGTCCTTAATTTTGGTTGTAAGATACCCGCAGCTAATGATTGCCGCCTTGGGTAGTGGTCATTGGTCAAAACTCGATTCCGGAAAGCTTTGGTCGGCTGACCGGGTACTTAACCCGCCTTGCGCGGGTTTTGTGCTTTTAGGGGCTGGTAACAGCCATTGGTCATAACTCGATTAAAATTTGAAAGCAGGCTGGTGGTCGTCAGCCGGTCTATATGGGTAACACTCTCCTTTTACGTGCTGTTCTTTGGCAGCTGCATCACAGCCAGCTTCGGTTTGGTATACACCGAGCATGATGTCTGAGCATTCCCCGGTGAGGGCGCAGACGGTAACGATCAGGGCAAAGAACGAGCTCATGCTTTTAGCTCTGGATTGCCTTTTTGCGCCAGTAAGTAGCAAAGCTTGCGAATCCATACTTCCGCCGCACTGAGGCGGATAGCTTGTTGTCTTGAAGGTGTTCGTGCAAAGTCGATCATTTATCTTTCCTTTTAATTCTGACTGTCGTATCGCGGTCCTAACTTCAGTGCTATTGTGTTTATTCCCGCACTCTAATGAGGGAATTAACTATGGAAAAAGAAGAGAAAGTCTTGTATTTAACTCGCTTAGCGGTTGATACATATAACTCTTACCGTTCTGCTCAAATCTCTTCTGGCCGGAATCTTTCTGACCCCCACGATCCGGTGGAAGAGATAGAAAAAATCTATGCAAAATTCGAAGTCTTTCTTGACCAGAAACTCTCAGAAGACGAATGGAAATAGGGTTATATGCTTCCCCAGCTAGACCTATTTCTCCAGAGTGAGCTGTTGCAATGTGCATAAAGCTCACTCTTTCTTATGACCGTGTCATCCACAATTTTTCCCCCTATATGCGCCTGTAACGCCGGCCAGCGGAACGTTTAAACCTGATGCGCGTTAATCTCTCCACCTCATCCGACTATTCGTATGCCGTCGGCGGCTACTTCGTGGGCGTCCTGCCTTGGTGGTTCGTAGTGCGTCTTAGTGAGTTAGATTAAACACAAAGTTTAAGTCGTAGTCAACAAAATGAGTAGTTTTAGATAAACAAAATGTTTATGTGGTGCTTATGGAGAGTGAAATTTTGTCCTTTGGAGGAAAAAAATTCGACGAAATGGTGCGTGCCGGAAGTCCGCGGAATGGTCGCTTAGTACAAAAGATGTGCTAGTTATTAGAGGGGCATAAAAAAAAGGCCACTTCATGGCCATTTCTTATGGTGGATCTTTACGATTCATTGCTGAAAGGATTACTCAATCATCCTGCGAACGAATCCGGCCTTTCATATACTTATCATATAGTTCGTCCAGCTCTTTCAGGCGAAGTGCGAAGATGCGAAGCATGTTCTGTTGCTCTTCTTCGGGAAGCTGACGGTAAAGTTCCAACAGCCGTTGTTCGTCAGGCTTCAGTCCATCTTTTTTGCCAACATCTTGGCCAAGCAGCCACTCAAGGCTCACCCCAAGCGCATCCGCCAGCTTAATCGCTGAACTTTTACCAATCGTCCCACGAACAAACCAGTTATTGACCGACTGAGCACTGACGCCGCATATACGGGCCATGTCTGATTTGGTCAACTTCTTGAGCTCAAGAACCTCGTTAAGCCGCTGAACTTGGGGGTGGTTAATCTGATGAGTTTTTTCTTTCATGGACGAATTCTAAACCAAATGTTTATTAGCTCAATATTCAAAATGTTGACACAAACATAAACAATATGTTTAATTGCGTTGTTGTTACAGGAGCTATTTATGAAAGCAATTGATAAAGCAATTACCAAAGCAGGAAATGCTACGCGCTTAGCCCAACTGCTAACCGTAAGCGCCATGACTGTTAGTCATTGGCGAAATCGATATCAGGGTGTCGTACCGGCAGATCGAGTTTTGCAAATTTATGGGGTTACCGGCGTAACTCCGCACGAGCTGCGCCCAGATCTCTACCCAAACCCAACAGACGGTTTACCTAAACAGGATCCTTAACTATGCAAACTGTTTCATTTCAACAGAGTAGCAGAGCTTCCTCTAATCCAATGATATTCCCGTGTCATCAAAGCGAATCGGCAGAGCAGGATCTTGATCATCGAGATATTTGTTCTGCAGTCCGGGCGTGGGCAGCGGCAGAAGGGCGCGTAGCTGTTGCGCTTCAAATCCAAGAAGCGGCGGAAGAACTCCAACTTGATGGCGTGGATGTGTCTGGCCAGGCAGATGTCTGGAACGTGAAGCTGTTCCGCTGGCTCGACAACAAAGAAGAGTCCGCATCGTACCGAAAGAACGTCGAGCAACTGTTACCCGCGATCATGTCTGTATTGCCGCTTCGATACCGCGACCGTGTCGTAAAGAACGACTCGTTTGCTTACCGAATGGCACGGCTGGAAAAAGAGGTTAGTGAGGCGAAGCAAGCGCTGATGCTCGATGCACCAAAGAAGGAAAAGCTGAAGGAGTTAGGCGAGGGGATTTTCGAAATGTTCAGAGTCGACCCTGACCTAACGGCGCCTTTACTGGCGATGGTCACAACCATGCTGGGGGCAATGTGAAGACTTCAGAAAAGGCGAAAGCCGGTCTGCGCTAACAGAACCGACTTTCAGGTGCAAAAACGGAGTGTAATTGCGGAGCTAAGTATGTCAAACACAGCTGAAATTATCAATTTCCCCCACAGAACCGAACAACCGGGAGGTCGTATGGCCGACCTGTCGAACGGGTATACCAAGGTCGCAAACGAGATCCAACAGCTCAAGCCTCGTCTGAGAATGTCAGGCCGGGAGTGGCAGTGTTTTGAGGCGGTGATCTGGCTTACCTACGGCTGGAACAAGAAACAGGACCGCGTTACGAATACAGTGATCGCCGAGCTTACTGGGCTGAGTGATTCCCACGTTTCTGATGCGCTCAAATCGCTCGCAGAACGCAAAATTATCTTCAGTCAGAAGCAGGGTGTGATGAAAACGGTCGGTATAAATACTGACCTTTCCGCCTGGATTTTAGACAAACCGAAAACGGGAAAAGTCTTCCCGAAATCGGGAAAAGTGTTACCGAAAACGGGAAAAACCTTCCCGGAAACGGTAGACACCCAAGACTATAACAAGAACAATATTAAAATATCCTCGTCTCGGAATTCTGACGAATCCCGAAACCAGAAAACTCAAAAGTTTCTCTCACGCCATCCAGAAGCTGCCGCCGGGATATACACCCCGGCAGGTAAATCATGGGGATCCGCTGACGACCTCAAGGCCGCTCACTGGATTTACGACAGGCTTCTCACCGTCAACGCATCGCTATCGGAACCCAACTGGGCTGAATGGGCAAACACCATCAGGCTGATGCGTGTCCAGGACAAACGTACTCACTACGAAATCTGTGACCTGTTCCAGTGGGCCAACCGGGACGAGTTCTGGAAAGACAACATCCTGAGCCCTTCGAGTCTGCGCAAACAGTGGGATCAACTCACTACCAAGCGGCTGCGTGCAACCGCAGCGGTAAAACCATCCCGGAGCGGCATCGACCTGCACAATACCGACTGGATTGACGGGGTGCTGGAATGAAAAACATCGCAGAGAGCATTCGCGATTTTGACCGGGAACAGGCTCGCCGGGTAGCGCACAACCTGCCTGAGCAGTACACCGAACGCGAGCAAACGCAACAGGTGGCCCAGATTATCAACGGGCTGTTTGTACAGCTGGCGGCCGCGTTTCCGGCAAGCCTGGTTAATCGCAGCCAAGAAGACGTGAACGAGATCCGCCGCCAGTGGGTGCTGGCCTTCAAAGAGAACGGGATCACGACCATGGATCAGGTTGAAGCGGGCATGCGCATGGTGCGCCGTCAGGAGCGACCATTCCTGCCTTCGCCAGGCCAGTTCATCAAGTGGTGCAGGGAAGGGCGCAGCGTGCTGGGGATCACCACCGCTGACGTTATGGCTGAATACTGGAAGTGGCGCAAGCTGGTGTTCCGGTATCCGAGCAGTGAGCAGTATCCGTGGCCTAAGCCGGTCTATTATCACATCTGTCTGGAGCTGCGTCGCCGCGGAACTGATGGTCAGTTGTGTCAGAAAGAGCTTGAGCGTGAGGCTGGAGATATACTGGGTATGTGGGAAAAGCGGGTGCTGGCCGGGAAGCCGATTCCGCCAGTTCGTAGAGCGTTGGCAGCACCAGTATCGTCGAAGGGACCGACACCTGCAGAGCGTCTCAAAGCCAAATACGAGCGGATGAAGGCTGAAGGAAGGGCATAG